GATCTACTTGCTGGTTGTGCCATCTATTTACTATTCCTGTGGAATTATTTAGGAAGGTGCAGAAGAGATACCTGCCTTGACTATTATAGAACCCTGAACGATCCTATAAATCGTGGATGCCGTGGATACTCTACTAAAGGTCACAGCAGTACCTGGAAGGATCTCTGAGGATGATGTAAATGCTGTTCCAACTGTAATCCTATTATTAGTAGTTGCGACGCTTACAACAGGAACTTCAGAAAGTTTATCACCTATGGTAACAGAATCACCAACAGCAACATTGGTAACTTTAATAAACGTGAATGCAGTAGTACCAATCCCTGCAGTATTTCCCACGGAGATAGCAGTATCTAAAACATTTGTTGTATTAGTAGAAGATGCTGAATTAACTAAAACATCGTAAACATATCTTCCTGCTTCTAAATTTCTAGTAGCAGTTGATCCTAATGAAATTTCTAATTTCCCCCCAATAGCACTTGTAAATCCAACAGAAAAAGTAGCATCAGGTGAATCGGTAGCACCTATTGCTACACTCTTGGTCATTTGTGAAGACCCACTATAATCAGTAAAATTAAAAGCCTCTGAATTGGGTTTCTTTACCGTAAAAACATTACTAAAATTAGCACCCCCATTAATAGTCAAATTTGACTCATAGGGAGTTCCTGACTCGGTATCAAATGTTATATTTTGATTAGCCATTTACTAAGTCCTTAAGTAAAGATTTAATTTCATTAATTTCATTTTTCACATAAGCAAGGTCTTGCTCCATAGTATCAACCTTTTGATTTTCAGAAGTTCTCATTTTTTTCTGAGACATATAAGTGTTATAATCAGATGTATTTCGATTCACAATAGAATTGGTTGTAGAATCTCTATACAATTCACCATGTCCTTCCACTTTCAAATAAGTCATGTTATGCAAGTGCAATGACTCTTAAATTCCTCATTCTAGGAGGATAAGACTGACTTGTGGAAGTCATCACTATTTTAATTCTATAGAACTTAAAGGATGGGATATCAGTTGTTGTAAAAGTATATTCTTTAAATTCATTACTTGGTGTTAAAATCTCCTCATTGGTAGATGGGAACACGAATGAATCTGATTTTCCATCATTGTCAGCCACATCAATTATTTGACCATTATTATCAAGATTATCATAACCTGGGAAAGGTATGTAAACAGGATCAGATCCACTAGAATTACTAATAGCATAGAATGCTCTAATATCCGCATCCGTATTGATGTAGGCATCAGAGATAATCTTTATACCCGTAGCAGCATTCTCTAATTGGAATTCTTTAGAAAGATATTGGAAAGCATTTGGATCATCAAAAGCACTATTAACTCTATTGTCTGTTACATAATTGGAAATCGGTGCATTAACTCTATTAGAAGTGAAAATAACATTCATTCTTTGAGTATCAATAATAGGAGATAACTTAGAATCTGTAGTACTTAAATTAACTCTCATATTCAAAGATTTATTTCCAGGTAAGGTAGATAAATTATTAGTCTGGTTAATATTAGAAGCTATTATACGAGGAGTGTTCATATAATTGTTCTGACCAATAGTTATTCCTTCAAATCCTTTATCTACATATGGAATTTCATTTCCATCTAGACTTGCACCAGTAACAGTTCTTACTTCAGATGTAAGATCAGTTCCAGGTAATGTAAGATTTTGAATTTGTGGATTAATAATTTCAAAAGG